TTTGATAACCATTAATACGTCTATATCCACCTTCTATGGATACTTCAAAATTTCTTAAATCTTTTGCAACTCCGGGAGTCTTAAGTAAATCTATAACATTAGATGAGCTTACTAATCCTCCATTTACTGCTACTGTATAAGGCTGTGATGTAGGCATTAAAAATACCTTCTATCATCTGACATATAAGACGGGCTTGGATTAATTAAGTTAGACTTCATTTGTTTCATACCTTTTTTATAATCATCTAAAGCAAAAGCTGCTTGTTGTGGACTTTCTTTAAACTGCCATACATAATATCTTGTTCTGGCTGTTATTACATTAGTGTACTGGTCTGGTAATACTATTTCGTCTCCATAAGCTGATAAAACTGTTGGTGCATTATAAGCATAAAAATGCACATTATAAACTTTATCAGGTATAGGACTTAAACCAAACTTACGATGGTCTGGACTACGGATAACATATTGTGGTTCTCCATAGTTTTGACTATCTGCATCATCTTGATTTTCTGAATCTCTTAGATATCTAGTCCAATCATCTAATGTAATAAATTTTAATCCTTTTGAAACATAAGGAGCAGATTCACCACTAACACTTATTGTTGTTATATAAAAGTCATCCCAATCCACAGATGAATAATCTGTAATAATACTAGAACTTCCTGCTTTTAATATGTACCATCTAGTTCCTGCAACAGAAGCTACAGTTACGTTACCATAAAAAGGGTCTGTACCTCCACTTGCTGCTACTGAAAAGAAAGGAAGTTGAGGTTCTTCATTGGCTATATCCTTAATTGATTTATTTATACTTTCTTTTACAAACTTTTGAATTCCTTTTGCACTTGCGAAAGTTGCAGAAGTTAATTCAATTTCATTAAGTTCTCTAAGAATATCATTTGTTAATGTTAGAAATGAAGTTGCCATATTTATTTTTCTTCTTTAGTTTCTTTTTTCTTTTTTGGTTCTTCTTTAAACCACTTACCTACTATTCTAGTATTAAAATCGTTCTGTAACCATTTGTTGTAATCCCACATAATATATCCTTTTAAAGTGTAAGGGGGAAGGAAAACCCTCCCCACTTACGAGTTGGTATTAATCGATACCGTAGAATGCACCTACTAAGGCTTCATCTCTAAGTACTTTCGCACCATAGACGTGAAGACCTCTAACAATATCCCCAAACGATGTTGGGTCTCTCAACACTTCTGTTGAAAGAATTGTGTTAGCAGTTGCAGTAGAACTGATATGTCCTGCTAAACATTTACCGGCAGCATTAGATGTTGCAGCAATGTTGTTTGACTTGTACATATCAAAACCACGTAGTTTTCCACTAGCCACTAAACCATTTCTAAGAGAACCTTGTCCACCATTATAGTCGACAGATAGTAATTTAGAAGAGGTTTGTCCTAGAACTTCGTAGAAGTCAGGACTTGCAACGAACCATCTACCTTCTTCAGGTACATTTTGTTCGTCTAATAGTCTTGACATTCTAGCCATAAGGTCTAGAGGGTCAGTTTCAGAACCACCACTACCAATGTCAGCAGCACCAGAGCCATCAAAGACTCCTGCTCCTAAATCAGTTGCACTATCAGCACCTAACACGTGGTTTGGTGATGAAGCAGATAATCCTGCAAACATAACAGCAATAACTGCAGCGTCATATGAATCTTTCAATGCATATGCAGCAGAGCTAGAAGCTACTTCTTTGAAGTTGACATGTGACATATTAGTTTCAATATCATCTACGATGAATTTGAAAGCTTTGGCACTATCAACAACCAAAGTAATTTCTTGGTCTGTTAGTCTAGTTTCTGTAGTATCAGAATTTCTTGTGTAATCAGACACAGAAATTACTGGTTCTTTGATAATCTTTACTGAGTCTCCGAAAGAGGATATCTCACCGGCATAGTCGGTGTTAGTAATAGCTTCTACTACCGAGGCTTTTCTAAAAAAGTTTAAAACCTTTTTAGAGTAAACCGAAGGTAAAAAGAAACTATTAGTCTGTCCACTTGCGGAGTTAGCAAAGTTAGCATCAGTATCCGTTCCGGGTTCAAAATATTGAGCCATGATACTTTCTCCTTTAAGTTATAGTTTATTTAATGATTCTGCCTTCTTGCATAGCATCGCTGATTTCACTTTCGTATTTATCAAACTCTGCAACGCTCATGGCAGCAATCTCCCTTTCTGACCAAACTTTCTCTTGCTTAGTATCTACACTAGTTGTTTTAGTGGAGACCATATCTGCAGCAGATTGTCTAGTCGGTTTAGAAGATGACTTTTTCTTTTCAGAAGAAGATATTCCAAAATCTTTTTTAAACAAATCTAGAGCACGTGAAGCTAAATCAGCATCGTCAGTATTTCCTGTTATCCATTGTTGTATAGACTCAGGCTGTTCTTTTGTCCAATTTTGGAAGGTATCACTATTTTTAATATCTTCAAAATCAGGATGCTTCTCTCCTAACCTTTTTAAAGCATCTCGTTGTGCTATCTCTTGCTCTCTTTGTTGGAGTTGACTAAGACGTTCTTCTAGAACTTTTGCCTTAGATTCACTTTGTAAGTGAGCTACAGTTTCTACAACTTCGTATACATCAGGATATTCTTTTTTAAATTCTTCAAGTTCTTCAGCAGACTTTGGAGTTTTGTATTCAGTTCTATTTTTAGTAGCTTCTTCCAATAACTCATGTTCTCTGGACTTAAATTCATTAAGTTTGCTATCATAATGTTTCTTTAAATCATCATATCGTTTTTTATAGTTAGGACGTTTGTAAGGTTTATCCTCACTTACTTCCTTTTCTATTTCTTTTACACTTGAAGGTTCAGTTACTACTTCATCTACCGGTGTATAAAATAAACTATCTGCCGATACGAAAGGTTTAGTTTCTACATTGTGCCATTCTTTTTTTGCATTATAAGGATTGGCTTCCTTTTCTTCTTGTAAGACTTTTTCAGTCATTTTCTTTTCTCCTACTCAGGGCTTCGTTCACAAGGTAGCTCTATGTCGACTAGAGGGCTTGTTTGTAAAGGTAGCCTTTCGGTTATTATTGTGATAAAGTGCCTAATATCTTAGGGTAGCTTTATCGGCTATTAGCTTCTAACGTATTGTCTGGAAGATAACATTCCTTTTTTAATCTCATCGCCTACAATATCTTTATGTTCTTGCTTTGCAGCAAGAGCAGATACTGTAGGTCTTGAAACTCGAACATCTTGTTGTTGTGCAGCTTGTACTGGCATTTCAACAGTTTCTTCTTCAATCATACCGCCTTCCGCTATTTGTTGTCTTTCGTCTGCTTGAGCTTCTGCTTCTTTCATCATAGCTTCTAAATTGTCCACTCCGATTTCTTCAGTTGCTTTTGCAGTTATGACAAACTCCCCATCCGATAACCTTGCAGGTATCGAATCGGATACTCCAGAACCCGGACCTTCAACTGGTCCAGACCCTGCGAATTCTGTTGCAACGTCTACGACTTTATCAAATATAAGAGATAGTCTATCGTTGCTTTCTAATTGTTCCATTAAATATGTTTCTTCTTCATCTTCTAGAGCTTCATCTAATATAAAGTCTAGGTATCCATCTTCCATGTCTTCATCTGTTGACATGGTTTGTTCGTATTCTTCGTGTGTTGCTCCCGGCATTTCAGTACCATCAGGCATAGTATGTGTAGGCATTAAAGTTTCCATTTGAGCATCTATGTCTCCGCCTTCTGCTTTTTTATTCCTTGTTTCACCTTTTGTCATTATTCTTCCTGTCTATTTATTGCTTCTACTACTTCATCCCTCAACTGCTCTAGGTGTACCACTAAACGTAGTCTCCCCTGACTGCGGAACATCTCCTGTTCCGATGTTGCCCCCACCAGTGCCTGTACTTCCAAGGTCTTGAGGTGGTTGAGGTGTTCCTGTAGCGGATTCCATGTCTCCGGATTGTTGACCAGTAGGGCTAGGTTCTTCGCCTGTTGTTTGTTGAGCATTTTGCATTCCTATAATTTGAGCCATTATTGCAGCTTCTTCAGGGTCATTGAGTATTTCATCAGGGTCTAAATCTAAGCTGTAGGCTAGTTCACTTACGAGTTTAGAAATCTTAACAAAAGGAGCAATAGCAGGACTTTGTGCAGTTTGTAAGAACATAGTAAGCCTTTGGCTTCTAACTTCTTTTTGCATCAAGCTATTTGTTCCAGTTGCTCTAACTTCTAAATCACCTTTAACATCAAGACCACCTTCAAAGAACTGCATATTCCATTGGAAGTATGATTCTCCTAAAGGCTTTAATAAAAAATCATCAAGATTCTTTATAACTGTTTTAATGTTCAGACTAGATGCACCTAACAACATAGACATGCCTGAAGCAGTTCTAGTCATACTTTGTACACCTGTTTGTCCATGAGAATAACTAGGTATGCCTGTTTGTTCGTCTGCAAGTTGTCTAAACTTGTCAAACATCATCATGTTTTCTGGAGCAGTATT